ATATTATCATCCCAATCAAATGCGTAATACTCAATATCTGGGGTTGTCTCTTATTTAAAATCTTCTACAAGAATTACTTTCATACTCTATAAATATATTAAAAATAAAAAACCCCCGTTTCCGAGGGTTTTTAAATTTATTTGTGTTTCTATTATAAGTTTTCGAAACTTGCTCCTTGTGGAGTAATGATAAACTCGATGTCGATAAATTCAAGAGCCTTAGTTGGCTTCAAGAAGATACGTCCTGACATTTGGTTAGAATCAAAATCCTCAGGGTTGTTAGATACAGTTACACGGAAGTCTGTGATACCTCTGTCTCTACGGATTGCATCCAAGATTGGGTTTACAGAATCCAAGAACTGTTGTCTTACTACCGCATCGTTCTGTTCGAAGAGTAATCTGATTGCAACTGCTGAAATCAACTTACGTGCTTGTAACAACAAACGTCTTACGTTGATTCTATCAAGAGGACTTTCTCTTAACTGTAGGGTCTTATTACCCCAAATTACTGTACCAACGTCGTTGAAGGTTGCAATTGGGTTAATTCTACCTTGGTAAAGAGTATCTCTGTCAAGTTGTGTCAGTCTACGTCTTGCTCTTACTGAGTTAACAATACCTCTTGTGTAACCCGCAGTTGCGAACCATGGGAATGAGATATTATCTGTAAGTGCTAAGTTACGACAAACTTCAGCAGTTGGTGGGATGTAGATTTGAGTGTTGAATACACTATCACGAGTAAGTACCCATGGGTAGTAAGTAACAGTGTAGTTAGAATCCAAATCTTGTGATGCCAAATCATCTACAGCATCTTGTGGATAAATGAAGTTATCCATAGAAGTTGAAGGTTGATAAAGGTCAAAGTCAGGAGTTGTCATTACATAGATTGAGTCAGCTCTGTCAATTTCAACCATACTAATTGCAGTGTTTACAAGTTGTAGGTTGTTAGTTGAATCAATACCAGGGGTTGCCAACACGTTAATGTTGATAATAGCTGGATTGTTAAGAGTTTCAATACCAATACGGTATGCGTAGAAGTCAGTATTAGCGTAGTCAGATGTGTTATCTTCTACTCTAATTTGTCTGAACATACCCCAACCTGTTGCGTTAGGATAAGGTTGACAACCTGCTCTAGCACCTGCAAGGTATTGAGACTTACCTAATTGGAAGTTATCACCATTAGACCTGTACTCACGGTAGATATCCCAACCGTCAAAACCACCAGCCATAAGAACTGTAAACTTACGAGAAAAAGTTCTGAAGTATGGGTTATTTGAATCAAATGGGTCAGATTGGAATGAAGTAACACCACATTCAAAAGCTGTTTCACCTGAGTTCAAGTAGATAGAGGAAATTGTTACAGCAGTTGCCCCACTATCCATGTGGAAACCTTTTGTAATTTTAACCCAATTGTTAAAATCTTGTTCTGTACAAGCCCACTCTGCTGGAGTTTGCTTTCCTTTATACTTAAAGAAGTCGTTATCCCATCCGGTACTATCAGAGAAACCTAAGTAAGTTCTTCTAATATTTTCACCATTGCTGATAGTTGCATCGTCCCCAATTGAAGTACCAAAAGGTGGGTTCCAAATAACTTCACCAGGATAGAAATATTTAGTTTTTAATGTTGGGAATACTTCAGGTCTTACTATGTTTGTATCATAAGTTCTAACCAAGTAACCTTCAAATCCGCAAGGAATTGCATCAGATGGAGCATCCTCGTTCATATCCAACATGATGTATCTTGAATTGATTTGATAAGTACCGTCAGATGTACCAACTTTTTTAGCGACGAAGTTGTTTTGACTTGGGTCCATACTACAATTAGTGTACTTCTCAATAACTACTGGATTTTGGTCAGTATCATTGAAATCTCTAACTAAAAGGTCAAATGTTAAACTGTCAAACGACATGTTTGCCAATGAAATTTTAACTTCTCTGTTTGCAGAATCACCGTCAGAAATTGTAATACATCTGAAAAGTTGATAAATTGTATTACCACGAAGTTCAGAAACAATCCATGGAGAAACTGCTGTTTGGTACCTCTCTAAATAGTTACCGAGTGAAGTTGGGTCATTACCTTGTGCTTCATCGTGTTCTATAAATGTAAGATTTAATCCTTTGATGTAACCCTTATTATAACCGTAGTAAAGTAAATTACCATAAGCTTCTTCTACAAACAATGGAACATCAGCTCTTTCTTTTTGGAAGTTACCCGTACCCAAAACTTTACTGATATAATTTTGTGAAGAGTCATCTAATGAAACTTCGAAGTTAAATGTGTTACCGTTATATTGTGCTCCTGAAATAGCGAAAGGAGCTCTTGGGTTACTCAATATATTTGCGTAAGAGCCTGTTGTATCCATCACAACATCAGTTGTTGCGGTAACTTGGAATTGAGTTCCATTTTGAGTAGATGTATATTCACTAATACCTCTTGAACGAAGAGTTGCCATAACCAAATTATTATAGTCAGTATACGCAGTACCAGTAAATGTATAATATTGACCTGTAAATGTTGCATCAGGGGCTGCCCACGATACGGTTGCATAAAATGACAGACCTGAGTAAGTATCTCCACTAATTAACGTAAATGCTCCAAAATACCAAGCGTCGTTTGTTCTATCAATATAAGTTATACCTGTTAGTGACAAGTCATTAACTCCGTATTCATTAGTTAAAGCACTAAAAGCTTCTATTGTGGTATATTCAGCGTTGTCTATAGGTCCCCAAACAAGAGCAGTTTCAGTGTCTACAATAGTTCCTGCAGATAATTGAAGTGCTGCGGTAGCCATGTCACCTGAAATAGTAGACACCGAACCATCAAACTTTGTATATTGAGTGCCTAATATAGCCGCAAGTTCAGGGTATGTTACACCTGAGTCATCAAAAGTTACATCTCCTGGTCCATTTACAGTTACAAGTATCTGTCCCCAAGAATTACCTCCTGCAGGTTCATTTGCAACAGTTGAACTGTCAACATTAGCAATTGTTGTTATGGTCCAAGAAGGTCCGGCATCATAACCAGATAATCCTAAGACTCTTGTTACGAAAAGTTGATTTGATTGTTGTAAATAAGCCTTAGCAATGTATGCAAGTTCATACTTAGGAATTTGTGTATTCACAAATTTTTCAGGTGAGGTTGTACCGAAGTAATCCTGAAACTCTTCATAGTTTGATACAAAAACGGGTTCGAAGGCTGGACCCTTGAGGGTTTCCCCAACCACACCAAGGGTGGTTACCCCGACACTTTGTGCTACAAACGAGAGTTCAGTTTCTGTGGTATACACACCGGGTGAAACGAAAACTTTTGTTGCCATTATAATAATGTTTTTTTTGATTTATTTTTCTATAAATATTATGGAAAAATGGAAAAAACTTTCTTTTATAAATCTATTTATAAAAGAGTAAGAATTAATTCTGCCTTTTTTCTACTATGAAAATCAAAAACCTAAAAATATCAGAGGAAACACACGCCATACTGAAAAAATATTGTATGAAGAAAGGTTTAAAGATTCACAAATTTTTAGAAAATTTAATTATTGAAAATTGTTCTGATAAAAAAGATTTGTATGGAGAACTTTAAACAAGTTGGACAGTTACTGAAATTTTCGAAGGAATCGTGTTATCAACTTTAACTAAATTGTTAATTGTCAAAACATCGTTTGTATTTAATTTTACAACTCCATCTGGATTGTTGAATATATTACTTCCAAAATACAATCCGTTTATTAAAACATCATAAGAAGTTACATTATCAGAAGGCCCTGTTCTAAGGTTTGCCGAATATTCGAAAGACTGAGTAAATGAGTTAACCGCTAATGGAAAATCAAAATCTAAAACAAAGTTACTTGTGTTATCTAAAGGATTTCTATTTTTCTTAACTCTTGGTGACTGTTGGTTTGTTTCGAGTAACGTGAAAGTTCTACTTACACCTGGACTTACTTGGAATTCATTTTCATCCATCAAGAATCCCATCATAGTAAAATTGTAACTTTGGATATAATATTTTCTTTTTTCAATTTCTGTTACGGATTCATCTTGAAGGTCATCCATTATAATTGGAATATAATGTCCTTTTATATTGGTATATGCCTGTCTGGATGAAAACTTTTCTATTATAACTTTGTTTAGTGCGTTTAGTTCACGCATCCTGTTACAAATAATTTTAATAGAAAATTTAATGTCTACCGGAACTGGTTGTGGAATTGT